AACTTTCCGTTGTTTTCTTTCATCGCCTCGTTTATTTGAGTCGGTGTTATTTCAAATGGTATATAATCTACGATAACTTGTTTCATTATTTTAAATTTCCTACTTTGTTTGCCATTTTAACTAACCTTTCTGAAATCTTGGTTAGTGCTTTATGTGTGTTCTTCCAATAATCTTGGGAACTCATATTTAATTCTGTTTTTAATTTAAGATTCATTTTCACGGTTTTGTCTAATTCGTTTAATGCGTCTCTAATTTCTCTTACGGATTTACCAACTTTTTGTTTTGGTGTTAAAGATTCGTCATTTCTCCAATCGTGATAACGACCTTCACCTAACATTTCTTTGTTTTTAAAAAGTTGCATAAGTTTTACCATTGCTTTTTCAGCGTCAAGAAGTGTTTCATAATGTTTATTGTAATCTTTTTTTCTAAGTTCTTTATCACCAATATAAGTTGCTTTTGAAAAGTCTTTTTTTAGATTACCAATACCTTTTACGAGATTTCTTAATGCGTTGACTTCTTGTTTAGTAACTTCTTTTAATTTTTTAGTCTTTGTCAAAAATTGTTTCTTTTCTTTTACTCTATCATCAACTGCCTTTTTCAAAGCTTTTGGATTGGTTCTTGCCATATACAAAACTCTACCGATATCATATTCTTCACCCAAATCTTTTATTGCGTTTAGGTCATCTGCTTTACTTGCGTTGATAGCTTTACCAATCTCAATAAACATACGAGTATAAGATTCATTTATTGATTCGTTTATTGTGAATTTCAAAATAACATCTGATGGAACTTTTAAACTTCTTACTTTGTTTTTTTCTAAATCATAGTTTGGATTGGCGACGGTATATTTTGCAACTTTACCATTTTTTACATAATATGGACCAAAATTAGTATAGTTATCATCACTAACCAAAAATACATTTGAAGGATTCTTTTTAGATAAATCTAAAATCTTTTTTAATCCTTTTTGTGCAGTTAATACCATTCCTTGTTTAGCACCAGTTCCACCATATACTTTTCTCGGGTCAACTGAAAGTCTTTCATTTACTTTTTTATATCCACCGGCTTCTGGACTTTTGTGTCCAACTGCTGAACCACTTGCGAATGCGTGTGGTGTATCGTAATGACCTGTTCCGGTTCCGTCGATACCGGCTGTTGCCGTTGTAGAAACTTCTTCAAGTTCTTCGTCTTTTTCTAATTCCTTAATGACGTAGTTCTTGATGTATTCTTTTAACTTAGCTATTTTGTCGTGTTTGGACATTTTTGATTTCCTTAATTAATTCATAGTATCTCATCAATGCAACCACGTGTTTGTCTTTCACGATTTTTCCTTTTGTAGCGGTGTCTGTGTAGTCAATCGCTTCTGATAATTTAATCTTAGTAATTTTATCGTTTACTTTTGGAAGTAGTGATTTTAGAGCTCGTTTGATTTTTACTACTTCTGAATCGATAAATTCTTTTAATGAATTTGTATTAGATACATTGTTGATATATTGTTTCAACAAGTTTTTTTGACTTTCATTTAAAGATTTATATTTTGAATTAAACTTATCAACTAATAATTGATAACTCAACAACCTTAAATCTTTGTCTTGTTCTGCATACTCACTTATGTTCTGCCTTTTTACTCTTGTTTGTTTAGATTGAGTAATATGTTCAGTTATAGTAATTGATGAATCAGTTTTTTGTACTGGACCAAAATCTTCTTTACCTACTTCGGTTTGGAAAACACGATAAATGGACGCCTGAACTTTAAAGTTAGGTATTCTTGTATTAAAGAAATCTTTAATATCGTAATTTTCTTTGATTGTTTTGATTAAATTGTATTTTTCGTTTGCTAATCTACGATTAGACAATTTTCTACGACTTTTGACTACGGCTTCCACTAATTGTGAGGCGTGAGTCAAGTTTTTGTATTTTTTATTCAATAAGATTGAATACAATTCATATTCTTTACCTAATTCAGTATTTTTATTAAAGAATTCTTTAAATAATTTAACTGATTTAGCGTTCTTTTCATCGTTAATTACATCAACTGTTATTTGACGAGAAAGTAGTTCATAAAGAATACCTGTATTCTTTATCTTATTATGTTTTACATAAGACATTTGAGCTCCAAAGTATTTTTCTGTATTTTATCAATAATAAATATAAAACTTTCAAGAAATCGGTATCTATTCCTTACCTTTTTCTTCTTTATATTCATTATATTCCTTATTCATTTCTTCTACCTGGTTAGTTTCTTGTATTATGTCTTTTGACTTTTTAACACCCATAGTTTTTTTCAAAGCGTCGTAGTGTGCTAATGCTAATGGTCTACGATTTTTTGTTTGTTTTCCTAATGGGTCACGACCTCTTGCTCCACTATCTTTGAATGGTTTATTCATTTCTTGTGGACGACCACCTTGTTGGTCTTCTGGTCTATCGTCTTCTCCATCATCAAAGGGGTCAAATATAGAACCTGCTACGGTATCCGGTGGTGTTTGAGCATCGTCTTGTCCGATACCCACGGCTGCCATATCACTTGGTGTTCCGATTGACTCTCCTGAAGCCATTGGGTCATTACCTTCCATTTCAATTTGTGAGTGTCTGAATTTCTGTTTTTGGTCTTCAATGATTTGCTTTTCAATTTCTACTTTTTCTTTGTCTGAAAAGTTAAACACATTGTCATACACCCAATTGTATGGTAAAATTTTATCATTAATCATATCACGAGCTAAACTTACTTTCTGTCCGAACAATTCAATCTTCTCTTGTTCATACATTGTTGAAGGACTTGCTAACTCTAATTCAAAGTTTACTAAGTCTTCATCTGTATATCCTTGTGAATATAAATGAACAACTGCAATCTTTGTTAACTCGGATACAATAATTCTTTGTATTCTTTCAATGGTTCTGGCAAATCTTACATCTTCTGCTGCAAGTGTTGCTTTACCACCGACATTTTCATCAAATCCTAAGAATGCTTTCGGTACTCTTAGTGATGCTAATAATTTATTTTTCAAATATTCAATGTCTTCGGTTGAATCATAATCAATACCACCCAACTCATTGATTTCTGTTCCGGAATCTCCACCACGAACTGGTAGGAAAAAGTCTTCTGTTAGGTTTTGCATATTGTATTTTAAATTATACTCACCTGTGGACTCGTCCATAAATGGTGTTTTCTTCATTTTGTTGATAATTCTTTGCATATAATTATCAACTTCGTTTGGTGGTATGTTTCCGATATCAATCTTGAATACTCGTTTAGAAGGTGCTCTCATAATTCTGTGAATTAACATAGCGTCTTCCATTAAAGTTAATTGTTTCCAAATCTTTCTCGTAGACTCAACCATAGATTTTCCGTAAGGTAAGAAATTACTATCGTTTGCTAATCTAAAGTGTGCGATTTGGAAGTTTTCAAATTCTATTTTTCCTTTACCACTATTTTTTTGACCAAAGTAAGGATGTGCTCCTTCAATTGATTCTAAATAAAATTTAGTGTAGTAAGGATTTTCTGGGTCTTCTCCCTCTGCTCTAATGACTTCGTAAGGTGAAAGTGGAACTACATTTGTAATTCCGTATTTTTCATTAATGTCTAAATGTAAAAAGAAATCACCATACTTAACCATATTACGAACCCAAGGCCATAAATTGAACTCAACATTCATAATGTCATAAAATAAATTGTGCAAAATTTCTTTAATATTTTCATTGTCAGATTTTATAGTAATTACTTCACCATACTGACCTTTCATTGTAGACTCATCTGAATATATATCCAATGCACTTGAAATGATTGGGTCTGAATCCATTGATTCATAATCTTTAAACAATGCTAATCTCGCTGCCATTACTTGATGTACGGTTGAATAACCTGTTCCGACTAAATCTAAATTGTTGTGTAGTTTTGTATATCTATCAACTAAATGTGATTTAACCTGTTTCTGAACTTGGTCTGTATCGGCTATCTTTAATTTTTTACCACCGACATTACGAACAATTACATTTGTACTGAATAATCGTTGTAATCTCCCAAATAATGTTGTATCTGCCATAATATCCTCACTTTATAAAAGCCAATCTAATGACTCTTTTTCTTTACCTGTTTCCCACTCCCAACTATCGTTTTTATTAACGTCGTCGTTTGTGTATAAACCCTCATTATCCATCATTTTGGATAGGGTTTTCTTTGTTAGTTCTACACCTTGTGTTCGTAGTCTTAATGCAGTATCACGAACCCAAAGTCCAATTGCAAACGACATAACTAAATCATCATTGTATCCGTTCATCGCTTGTGCTCTATTATTTATATAGACAAAAGTAAGCAATTCGTCAACCAATCGGTTACTACGAATCACTACACTTTCTTCTCTAAAAAATTCTTCTAACTTACTAATAATTAGTGGTCTGGTCTTAGAAGTCGTTGAAAAACCAGCAACCATTTTCTTTTCTTCACGATAATGTTT